ACTCATGGAGGAGCCTGCCTTTTCTTCTCTCGACCACGGAACCATGGTGGCCGCAGTTCAATTCGACAAGAAGCAGACCAAGCATTCCACCGCGCAGTCCCTCAAGGTGAACGAGCATTTGAGCTACCCGATCATCGCGAAAGGCAAAGGGATTGGCTACCTGTCGAAGCAGGCTTCCGCGCTGACCGTGCTGAAGACTAACAAGAAAGGCAGGGCTGCGCTGCGTTCAGCCGAAACCAAGATGGCCGGAGTGTCGTTTGCGGTGCGGGCCAACAAAGATTCGCTGCGCGTTAAAATGACGAGGCAGGCACTCACCGATGCGGCCTTGAATCAAGCATCGTGGAAGGATTGGTATGAGGAGCATCAAGCCGTCCTCGACGATTTTTTTGGCGACCACGCGCAGCTTTTCCAAGACATCCTTTCGATCACCTCCCAAGCGGCCAGCGTCAAAGCCAATGTCGGCCTCGCCTTAAAAGCCTTCGGGCAATACATGCGTGGGGAACCTTTCGATGGGGAACTGCGCGGAGAAGAATCCTCCGGATACCTTCCGGCAGTCATCCAGAATCTCGAACGACTGCGGGAAAAGACCCAACTGCAAGGCCAAAAGATTCGAGCCTACAAAGCATCCAACGACGGCAAGGTGGACGAGGCCGTCATTGACAGGCACATTTCGCGTCTCATCTTCGGAGTAGACTCACCGTCGAAAGCGCAGTTTGCCAAAGCACAGAAAATCCTCACCGAAATAGCCAACGAAATTGGATGGACACCCAGACAGGTGCAGGCTGCACTTTGGGCGCATTCCATTTACAAGTCCGGAAAAGAACCAGAATCCTATGGAGCCTACCTCAAAAAACTCGAAGAAAAAGGAACCATCCAGCAGCGAATTGGAGAACTTGGCCAAAGAGGCACAGGAGGCAATGCAGGCCGTGGAGGACGGGGCCGCTTTGCTCCAGATGGCGCAGCAGAAGGCCAAGCGTCCTTCGCAGTCCGGACAGCAGTAACGCCGGAGCAGGACGCCGACTACCTCGCCGCCATCGAAAGCGGAGACATAAAGACGGCGCAGCGAATGGTGGATGAGGCGGCGAGCAAAACACCTTATCTCAAGCGTCTTTATCACGCCACATCTGGCGACGGGGATTTTACCGTGTTTTTTCCGTGGTCACACTTTGGGACAAAGAAATCAGCTCAAGATAGACTTAATTTTGTTAAATCGACATTTTCGCCGGAAGAAAGCAAACGCCTTAACCCCAAAATTTTTGACACATTTGTAAACATTAGCAACCCAGCCCGTGTTAGTGAGGATGTTTTAGATTGGGATGATGCGTCCAAAGTGGCGAGTGCGCTGTTTGATGCGGGATATTTGACAGATTCGGAGAAATCCATGTTTGTTGATGACAATACCACACAAGCATTTCGGGAATTGCAAGCGTTGTTGCTATCGAAGGGATTCGACGGCATTGAATATCCTAATGCGATTGAAGACAGCGGCAGTAAAAGCTATATCGTTGCAGCACCCAACCAGATCAAATCCGCCGACCCCGTAACCCGCGACGAGCAGGGGAATGTCATCCCGCTTTCAAAGAGGTTTGACCAGACTACTGACAACATCAACTACGCTATCCGCAGCGCGGATTTTCAATCCGGCATCGACGCAATTGCCGCATCGCTGCAAGGCTCCATGCCTGTCGATCAACTCACGGAGATTCTCGAACGGTTGACCGAAATCCGGATGCAGTTCGAGGACGCGCAGAATCCTTCCGATGTTGCCATGTCAGCGGAGGACGCGCTGAACCAACTCAAGGCCATGGCGGGGATGTTTCCGGAAAGCGTTCGCGCTGGTGTCACATTTGATAATCTGGCCAAGTTTAAGACGCAGACAGGCAGGGCCAACTACATTCTCGACAGAATCGGCAAGCTGTCAGCGATTGCCGAACGGCTGCGGACTGAAGGTATGGACGCGCTGGCCAAGCTCGACACGGCCATGAGTGTCTTCAACCGCACCACGGATGTGGACTACCGGAGGGAGCGCGTGGCAGCGGCCTTGGACAAATTCAAGACGATCCGAGACAGGTTTCAAAACAAGGAACCCATGGAGCCTTTGTCGCAGGTCGAGTCCATTGCCTACATGGAGGCCGTGTTGAACATGCTGCCTGTCGAGGTGCGTGGAAAGGTGGGAGGTATGAAGCGGCTTGCCGAATTCCAAACTCCGGAAGCCCGCGCCGACTATCTGGCCGACAGGATTTCCAAAGCGGACGAGGTTCTCGAAGAATGGCTCCGCGCTTCCTACCTCGAAGAGATTGTCGAGATCGTCGAACGCGCAACCGACACGGTCACCGACAACCGTGTGAACAAATCGGCCATCGGCCCATCTTCGCAACGAGCGGTCAACTACATCGCAAAGGTGATGGACATGACACCCAAGGAGGTGGCCGACGAGGACGCGGCTTTGCAGGCCAAGATGAACCTGCCGAATACAGACCCGAAAGACCTTTCGGAGATGATCGAAGACTACGGCCTGCTGGCGCAATTCGGCGGGCTGGGCAGCAAGCAACTCCACGATGCTGCCGGATTGGCCGCAGCCTACGACACGCTGGTCAACATCGTCCGCACCGGACGCATTCGGTGGCAGGCGCAGGAGCAGCAGCGGATCGAAGAGAATCGCAAGCGAAAGGAAGCCTCATTGGATGAACTGGGGCAGGCCGGAATTGTGGATGGGGCAACTCCAACCCAGCTTGGCCGCGCCGAAGAAAAGGACAACACGGCATGGCGCAAAGTCCGTGATTGGATCGAAGGCCATCTCGCATGGTTTCAATTCTTGCAGGAAACATGGGGAACAAAATCGGCCACGGCAAAATACTTCGAGCGTCGGGCAAGGCAGCAGACGAACAGCTACGAGAACGCGCAGATCGCAGACAAGTTCCGGTTCCGGATGTCTATGATCCGGCAGATGGGGCTGGGCAGCGAAATCAGCATGGGAACCATGGCCAAGCTCAACGACGCGCTGGACGCTTTGAACCAGCAGCGGAACAGCAAAGCCATCCGGTGGGAAAACCGCTTGGTCGTCACGCAACGCATTCCGGTGACGACGGCCATCGATGCGATTTTCAACGGCAAGGCATCTTCGCTGGGATTCAACACAGACGAGGTTTTTGCTTTGGACGCTGCACTCAAGGCCGTCCCTGCCGGAACCATTGCCCGCCGCAAATTCATCGAAATCGACAGGGTGAAGAAGCGCGGAGAGCAGGTGGCCCAGCGACTCTCCGAACTCGAAGCGATTCAAGACATCCTGTCGTGGGGCCAAGAAGATGTCCGTGTCCGCATGAAGCGGCAGGGATTCACGCAAGAATACATCGACTCGCTGAACAACGACTTTCTCTCGAAGAACGGCAAGATCGTGCTGGCCTTCCTGCGCTCCGAATATGCCACCGGATACAACAAGGTGAACCCTGTGTATCGTCGGATGTTTGGCATGGACATGCCTCGCGTCCGCAACTATGCGCCGACTGCCTACGACAACGCGCAGAACGACGCTCCGGTGGGGCCAGACGACATGACACCGTCCGTGGCTGGCATGGCTGCCGGATTCATCAAGCAGCGCGTGATGCACAACGCTCCGATCAAGAGGCAAAATGCTTTGATGGTCTACATGCGCCACACGACGGTGCAAAACTACTGGGTCAACTTTGCCGAACTGGTGAGGGAGATGAGGGGAACCATCGGCTCCACGGAGGTGATTCGAGCGGTGCGGGCAAAGAAAGGTGGCAGGGTTGCCAACAATCTCACCAAGTGGATTCGCGGCTTCGACAAGAACGGCCTCGACCAAGGTGACCTGCCCGAAATGATGACCAACCTGCTCAATGCACAATTGTCCGTGCAGGCCGTGGCCAACCTTGGGTGGAGTGTCGGGACGCTGATGAAGCAGGGCAGCGCAATGCTGGGCAGCGCAATTGAAATCGGGCCGAAAGAATACGCGCTGGGAATGCAAAAACTCATGCGCGGAGAATTGGCCTCCACGCTTCCGAAGGTGTGGAGCAGCGATTCCATCCAACGACGCATTGCCATGGGCTACTCTCCGGAAGCGCGGGCAGTCAACCAAGCTGCTGGCATCTCACCGTCGAAGCTGCTGGCATTGGCTGAAAGGGGCATGATCAACATCGCGCAGGTCGATGCGGCCTTCACCACCATTTCGGCAGCGATTGCTTTCGATTATTACTACAACAAAGCAGCCCAAAGCATGCCGCTGGACATGGCCGAAAAAGCGGCCTTGGAAAAAATGGACGAGGTCATTCGCCGGACTGCCCAGCCCGCCAGCTTTGCGGATCGTTCCCTCCTCGAAGCCAACCGGAATCCTTTCGTTCGCGTGGCCTTCATGTTCATGTCCGAGGCCAGACAGAAATTTGCCATCGACTACCTCGCGGCCAAGCGAATCTTGCGAGGCGAGGATGTGGGGAAGAATGCCGGAAAGCTGGCCGTGTCTTGGGTGACGATGGGACTGATGACCCAACTGGCCACCGACATTTTCCAAAGCATCTTCCGTGGGGAAGACGACCTCGAAGACATCTGGGAGTGGGAGGACTATGCGAAGGCCGTGATGCTTGGCCACCTCAACGGCATGATGCTGGCTGGCCCTGTGGTCGAGGGAGGACTCAACTACACCCTTGGCCTGCATGTCTTCAACAACGCAGAGAATCCGCTGCTGCAAACTATGGGCAAAGTGACACGGCAGGCAGCCAATCCTTTGAATTGGGAGGATGCCGGAGATGTCGTCAATGGCATCAAGCTCTGGTTGCAGGTGGCCGCATCGGTGACCGGATCGACTGCGCTGGCAGGAACGGCAGCTATGGCAACGGTGGCGAAAGATGCAGTCGGCCTGCTCGACAGAATTTCTTCCGAAGACGAGTAAAAAACTATTGCGAAAAAAATGACAACCCACACTTTTGACTAAACCCATGGCCGTCCAGACCGAAACCTCCATAATCAGCTACGCGGGGAACAACAGCACGACGCTGCCGTATCCTGTGCCTTTCCTTTTCTTCCGGCAGCAGGATTTGGTCGTGAAGCAGAAGAACCCGCAGGGTGTCGTGGTCAGCGTGGCCTTTACGGCCTCCGGCGCAGGCAACCAAGCAGGTGGCTCCATTCTGACTACGGTAGCCGTCCCGCCGGAAAACACGCTGACAATTGCCCGCGTAGTCGAAGCCACGCAGCTTACCAGTTACGCGGAGGGTGGCGATTTCCCTGCGGCTTCGCATGAACGAGCTTTGGACAAACTCACCATGTTGGTGCAGCAGATCAAGCGCAACGAGGATCGCACCGTCCGCTTTGGTGAGGCCGCGCCGACCATCAATGCCATTGATTCGCTGCTTCCGAACAGAGTCATCGGAACCGATACGATTGGCAACTTGACCATGCTGCCTCCGGTGCAGGCTGGGTTCAATTTCAAGGGACAGGTGGCAACGCTTCCGGCCAGCGGAGACGAGGGTGATGTCTACACGCTGACACCCTCCAACGACATCTATGTCTACGATGGTGGCTGGGTTTTTATCGGGACGCTTTCTGTCGGCAACGACCTGTCAACGGTGCTGACGACTGCGGGAGACATCATCTCCCGCGACAGCTTTCAGCCTGTCCGCATTCCTCTGGGTGTGAATGGCAGATTCCTTCGAGCCGGAGTGTCGCAGCCTTTCTACGACGACTGCCGCTTGCAAGATGTTAAGCAGTCCGGAGCCTTGGACAAACAGGTGGCCGCATACAGCACGGCATCGTCCCGCTTTGTCTCCCAGCATCTCGACCCTTCCTTCATTCGAGGGACGGCCACCAATGGCCAAATCCTGTCGTTCAATTCCTCTCTTGGGCATTACCAACCTGTCAACCAAGTCACGCAGGCCAACTCGCTGGTTCCGGCTGGAACAATTATTGAAGCATTCGCCGCACCCTCTTCCGATTGGCTTATTCTCAACGGCCAGCCTGTTTCTCGCACGACCAATCCTGCGTTGTTTTCTCTATTTGGAGAAACTTATGGAGCCGGAAACGGCAGCACGACCTTCGGCCTGCCTTTCGCGCTGACACCCTCCCGCTGGCAGCGGCAGAAAACCTCGAACCTTCCGGCAACCAGAACCTATGGATCGCTCAATGTGCTGCCGGACGGCAGGCTTTTGTGGATTGGTGGAATAAGCACCGGAACGACTCGCACCCAGAATGTCTACCTTGGAAGCGTGTCCGGAGACACCATCACATGGGTCGAGTCAACGGCCTTGCCTTCGGCCCGATCCGAGCATGCTGTTTGCGTTTCCGGCAACAAAATCTATGTCATTGGCGGGGCCAATTCCGGAGGCACTCCCATCAATACGGTCACCATTGGAACCCTCTCTGGAAACTCCATAACATGGCAGGAAAGCTCCGCGTTCAACATGGCCGGAGTTCGCGCCCGCCACACGGCAACCCTTCTGCCCGATGGAAGGCTGCTGGTCATGGGTGGAATCAACACAGGTGGTGATGCCGGAGTGGCAATTGCCACGACTGAATTTGGCACGATTGGGGCTTCCGCAATTTCATGGGTGGCCGGAACCAGCGTCCCGCAACCGTTACGAACCCACACCGCGAACCTGCTGGTCGATGGCACAATTTTGACAACCGGAGGACAAACCACAGCAGCGACATCGCTGGCCACGGTCTACAGAATTACCGTCAGCGGCAACACTCTCACCTTTGCAACTCCCACCGCTTTGCCTGTGGCTTTGTCGCGACATGTGGCAGCAGTCACTCCTGCTGGGCAGGTCTTCGTCTTTGGTGGCTTTGCCGCCGCAAATGCTGCGCTGGCCTACGGTGGGTGGTTCGACTCAACCGGAACACTCAACTGGCAATCCATCGACATCAATCTTCCAGCGGCCTGCCGTGAAATGAATGCCGACATTCTTGGAGATGGCCGGATCATCATCGCCGGAGGACTCGAAACCAACCCAATCACTCGCGTCGTGATCCGAACGACAGGGCCATTCCAATACATTCGCAAATGATCTACACCTTTGAAATCGACGAGAACGGTGGCTGGCTGCTGCTGAACGGCCAGCGTGTGCTGTTTGTTCCGGAGGCCACGGAGGCCGTCATGGTGGCCAAGGCTGCGGAATACAACCAAGCTGCTCCACCTCCGGAGCCTCCTTCGCTCGAAGCCTGCTTGGCCGCTGCGGAGCAGCACATCGCTTTGTATTTTTCCACGGCTCAACTCCTGCAATTGAAAATCTGGCTCGACGATGTTGGCCGGAACGAAGGAACGAAGCTGTTTGAAACATACAAATGGGCCGCCGCAATCACAGGGCTTGCGGCATCAAGAATCACCACATTTCCTCCGGCTCCGTTTCCGTTCACGGAATTAGTCGAAGAGGTCATGGCAACCCAGTAAGACACATGCAAATCGCGAACTTCGATCCCATCGTTGAAACCATAATTGCAAGCGCGGAAAAGCCGGACGGTTCTCCCGCGCTGCTTCAAGTCACGACTGAAGGTGCGTTGAAGGTTGACGGCATCTCCGGTGGAGGTGGAGGAGGCACGACCTCTGGGCCAACCACCGTGGCCAGCACCCTTATCATTACAGCACCCATCACTCCCCAGCAGGTCTTCGCAGCATCGACTCGAAAGTATCTGCTCATCCAAAACAATTCCGACACGGACATGCGGATTGCTTTTGGAACGAACCCTACCGTGACTCAAGGAATTCTTCTTCCGGCAAACGGTGGAGGTTTTGTGGCCGAAGATGGCTTTGTGCCAGACCAACAGGTCAACATTATCTGCTCCGCAAATGGCAAGGCATTTTACGCAATACAAGGTTGACCTATGGGACTTATCGCTCCTTTTACCTCGACCAACACAAACGCTCCGATTGTTCTACAAGTCGGAGACAACATTAACCGTGTCCAAAGCGCAGCAGGGGGAAGCCTGTTTCTTTGCGCCTCCGCAGGGGAATACACCGTCGCCACCAACGGAGTGGCATGGGACGGCTCCCGTAATTTCGTCAATGCCAGTATTTCAGATGTTATCTTGCAAACTTCTGCTTCTGGGCTTCAAACAAAAAGAACTCTATCGGTCGGAGAATCTGCCAATGTAAGCTACACCGGAGCAACTCAAAGTTTGTCAGCGGCAGAAGCTGCAATAGACCACGCGCAAGTGAGATGGACAGGAAGTTCGAGCATTCCTGTGGCTGCGACCAATTCAGTTGGGTTAATGTCTTCAGCGGACAAAACAAAGCTCAACGGCCTCACTACTCCAGCTTCCGGAAACGCTTCGACAACGGAACTGGTGCTTGGGTCGGATACACGGTTGACGAACTCTCGCACCCCGACAAGCCACACGCATGGAAACATCTCCAACCTTGGCCGCATCGGCAGCACCGCTGGGCTTCCCATAATCACCGGAACTGACGGTGCATTGGAGGCTGGATCGTTTGGGTCTTCGGGAAGTTCCACCGTCATTGCCCGCAACGACCACCAGCATCCGGAGGTCATCGTTCGCACCATGGCCACATGGAGCCGGACAGGTGGAGTCACGACGGCAACTTTTGTTGGAGATCACAATTTGTCGGTGGGCCAACAGATCGACATCATCGGCAGCCAGCCTCCGGCAAATTCCACAGACGGCACTTGGACGATTGCTTCTGTGCCTTCGTCCACCTCTGTGACTTTTGCCGACACGGTGGGAACTCCCGCCACAGGAACAGGTGGCGTGGCCTACCGGAGAGGATTCCTCAACGGAGCCGACAAGGCTTTGATCGAATCCCAGAAGCGGAATGTCTTCGGCCCATCCTGCATCATGCATGCAGCGAATAGAAATTTTGGCCCATCTGGGTATGCAGCAGGAAACCCTCCGGCGGGAATGTTTCCTTTCATTCCTACAGGCAACTCTGTCGAAAACTTCGATCCCTCCGAATATCATCCGCGAACATTCAACGCTGGCCAGTTCTTTGGTGTAAGCAGGCTATTCCGGATCATGTGCATCGTGCGTTGCACAGGCATCACATTTGACGGTGTGCATTGCCAATTGCGCTACTGGAATGGGACGCAAACCCAGATCGTTTCCGGCCTGTCAGACTTTGGTGGAGGCAACGACGGCATAGGTTCCAAAAGCTATTTTGCAACTTCCGATCCTCTTTTGGCGGCAGACCAATGGTGGACTTTCATCCCTTACTTTGGAGCTTTCACCCCACAAGCAGGTGGTAACAGCAATTCTGCCAATGTCCAAGATGTGTCAGTCATAGCCTACCTTGTATGAACCTTTCCGACCTTATCGTTAAAATTCCGGTAGAATTGGTGACCGAAGCCAACATCGTTTTGCTTCACCGAAACGATGCTGTAGAAGTTCTGCCGTTGAATTACAAAACGCGGCCAGACGATTTCGTTTTCCGCTACGGCAACACAAATGGAACCTTGACATTTGAGCCTATTCCTTTGGCCGAGTTCCCGCCGGAAAGCGTCAACCCAGAGGCATGGCTGGCAGAGCAGGGATTCAGTTCGATGCGCGTGATTACGCTGCTCGACCTTGAAGGCAAGCTGGCTGCCGCCGGAAAATCCTCCGCGAAACTTTCTGCGGTGAGGGCATGGATCAACGGAATCCTTGCCACCTATGCAGCGAATCCCGCGCCACAGAGCAACTGGCCGGAAGCTCCGTTCGAGTTCGAGGAAACCTTGTCCGAGGCTTTTGCTGCGCTGGTTTAGTCAAAAAAATGTTCACACCTATGCAAACTCCAGACCTACTCAACATCGCAAACCACGCATCCGCGCAGAGTGACCGCTGGCTATTTGTGGCCCTGCTCATCATCGGCATGTCGGCAGTTTGGTTTTTGTTTCGATATTTCACCGGACGCATTGACGGCCTTCAGCAACGAATGGACAAACAAAACGAGGATTTCGTTTCACACCTCAAGACGGCCAACGCGGAAATGCTGACCGTGATCCGGTCTGCGCGTGACCTCATCGAACGAGTCGAGAAGCGGCTGAACCCATGAAAGGAATAGCTGCCGGAATCATTGTGATGGCCTTTGCGCTGCTGGGTGTGCTGCTGCTTACCGGATGCTCAACGCTTGGTGCGGTGGGCATCACCCTCGAAACCCAATTCGGCAAGTTCCGGTATGAACTGCCGGAACCGAAAGGAACAAAAAAGTGAACTGGAAAACATCTGCGCTTGGTATTGCCACCGTCCTTGGAGCCGTGGCCTCCATTGCAAAAGCACTCCTCAATGGGGAGCCTGTGGATTTCACATTCCACATTTCGGCCATCACCGCTGGCCTTGGATTGATTCTTGCCAAGGATGCGAAATAGGAAGGCCGAGAAGCCTCCGGCAAGGCCGCGAATCAGCGCGGAGGCCGTTGAAGACATAGTTCAACGACACAAGGTCGAGCAGCCTGTCGTGCTGGTCGGGATTCGCGGCTACTACGCAAAGACCTTTTCCGACCCGAAGAAAGGCCAGACGGCAGGCAATGACCGTGGAATCTACGACGATGCCATCATGCTTTTGTCACCAACGGCCTTTGCCACCTTCAACGCCAATGTCGATCCCTCCATTTTCCGGCATGGGATCGCCACCCTCGAAGAAGGAGTCCACCCTTACCGCAAAGGGAACCACGGCATTTCGCGTGGGGACGGCTACCCAGCCTTGCGGCCAGCCACCGAAGGGGAGCGGCTTCCTGTCCGGCGCGACGGCCAAAGCGGGCCGAAGGTCGGCGTGGCAATCAACATCCATCGTGGCGGGCTGAATACGACCAGCAGCGAAGGCTGCCAGACGATCCACCCAGAGCAATGGCCTGCATTCATCGCCATGGTCTACGGTGAGATGGACAGGCACGGCCAACAGGTCGTTCCCTACATCCTCACACGGCAACCTTCTTGATGGCCGCTGCCATCGTTTCCAGCGAGGCGTGGGTGTAGTTGTTGGAAACGCGGATGTCGTCGTGATCGCAGATCAACTGCCGGACGCGCTGATCGACTCCGGCATCGACCAGCAGCGAGTTGATTGTGTGCCGGAAGCTGTGGAAGGTCTTGTCTGTGACACCGCGCCCGCTTGCCGTTTTTTCGGTCTTCTTCCGAACAAGGCCGGAGCGGGAAAGAACCTTGCCAAATTCTTTCGATGCGTTTGGCAGGCCCGCGAGGGTCGGCGTTATCAGACCCGATCCGCTCAATTCCAGAAGCTCTCCAACGAGCGGAACCGACACGGCCTTTCCTCGAACTGATTTCTTTTCCGGAATGAACCGGATCACCTTGATGCCGTCGAGGTCTTCGATTTCCTCGAACCTGCGCCGGATGGCATCACCCAGACGCATGCCGTAATACAGGCCGAAGAGGCAGGCCGTTTTCCATTCCGCATGCTCCTTCTTGAGGTGGCCGAAGATGACCTTGAGGTCGGCTTTGGTGAATGGCTGCCGCTTGTTGTGGCCGCTGCCTCCGCGCATTCGGAGAAGCTCTGCTGGGTTCGACTCAATCCGGCGCAGGAGGAACTCCCGCCGGAACACGGAGCGCACGGTTTTCGTGATGTGCTGCGCGGTGGTTGGAGACAGGCCGGAAGACAGCAGTCCCTTGTAGAAGGTCGAAACATCGGCGTGGGTGATTCCGCGCAGGTCGTGGCCTGCCCGCACTCCAAGGAAGCCGGAGAAGTGGTCGATGTCGGATTGGTATCGTTCGATGCTGCGAGGCTTCGCATCCTTTGCGGCCAGCCAGCCGTCTGCGGCCTTTTTCCAGTTCGTCCGCTGCACCGGAGCCTCGACTCCGGAGGCCCGCATCAGCGCGGCCACGCGGGCCTCGAACCACGGCCTGTCCGGCTTCGACATGTCGCGCAATTCGCAGGCCGTCCTCTCCATCTCATCGGCCACGCGCTGGGCCGTCCGGCGGGCTTTTGAGCGGTTCAACTTTGTGGATCGAAATGTCCTGCGGTAGAATCCTCCCTGTGGGTGATCTTCGACGGCAATCCACACTTTGATGCGGGCAATCCAATACGGTGAGTTGGGGAGGGTGGTGAGGGAGGCCATGGGGAAAAGTTATCTCCCAAAGTTATACATCCGATTGTGGAAAATAGTGCAGCAAAAACTGCGATTTTCTCTGTCGAAAGAGTTCCTGCTGGAAGCGTCGGTTCGATTCCGACCCTCGCCTCTCTCCTTTATTCATGCGGGTTCGCGGGCGAATGCCTGTCAAAATCTGTCGAGTTATCCATCCCAGTTATCCACCATTCAACCTTTGCTGCACACGCTGCGTTGCAGGTATTCTTGGGCATGCCTTTCTCGAACCGGAGCGAACAACTGGCCGCAATGCGCGAACGGTATGTCGAGCGGTATGGCACGGAGCGCGGCTTTGCGGCCAAGGAGGCACTCCGGAAAGCGGCCTACTACGAAAAGCACAGGGAGCGGATCAAGGCCAAGAATCTGGCCGCGTATCACGCAAAAAAAAATTCGCGGAAAAAACGCTGAAGCCTGCGGAGCCGCTTGGATGCTGGTTCTGCGGGCCAAAAAAAATTTCAGAAAGGGTATTGACAGGTGTCACACGATTGCATACCCTGTGTGCAGATTCGGAATGGTTCCGAGTCGAAACCAAAAACCAACGACATCACATGAACGGACAAATCACCTTCACCATAGCCGACGCAAAGAGCTACCAAGCCACTACAGACAAAGCCGCTTTCCTTGTGGGGCTGCTTGGACTCTTCAGCATCAATCAACTCACCACCGAGATGGAAGACGAGGCCGAGGCCGAACTGCTTGGACTCCTGCAAGGCTAATCAAACAAACCAACGACATCACATGAACGGAACAATCCACTTCGACTCCATGGACTCCATGGCCGAATTCATCTCCTGCCTCGAATACCACGGCTGCAAGGCTCCCTTCGAGGTCGTCCGCAGTCCGGCAGGCCGCTGGACTCTCACCTTCATCTCCTAATTTGACCATGAAAACACTCGAACACGCTACCATCGTCGGCTTCTTCTCAATCCCATCTCCGGCATTGGCCGAACACAATCCGGCGGCATACACAGCAGCCTTGGCCGGACTGCCTGCTGGTGCTGGCTCATGCTCACATTGCGGGATGGGCATCCTTCACCATGTCGTCATCCGCGACGAGGACGGCAGCCAGAGGTTCATCGGCTCCATGTGCGCTGAAAAGGTCGGAGTTCCCAAGGCCCGCGAGGCAATCCGATACCGCATGACAAGCGAGCAGCTTGCCGCCCGCGAGGCCGAGCGTGAAGCCAAGCGCGAGGCGTGGCAGATTGCCAAACAAAAAGAGGAGGACGAGAAGGCCGCGCATCTTGCCAAGCGTCGGGAATCTATCGGCCATCTGGTCGATATGCTCCGGAGCTTTGGCGGCGATTTCTACCTGTCGCTGGCCTCGCAGCTTGAAGTTCGTCCCTTGTCTTATCGGCAGGCCGAATATGTCGCAAAGGCAACCTCCTCCACAGGCCGTAGGAACAAACGCAACGCAGAGGCTTTTGATGCGGTCATCGACATCTGCACGGCAGAGTAAATTTCCAGCAACAACCAACCACAGCACGACAATGACAGAAACGCCACAGGTAGGAGACGAGATTTTGGTTATCCAATCCATGACCTTTTACAGACGAACACGGTTCATCGTTTTAGAAAACAACATGGCAAAACCAATCAGCGAAACCAATTGTTGGCAGACTCCAGAGGAAGAAGAAAAACAGATGGATGCGGAGCCTGTGCAAATGATCCGAAAAATGACGGGCGAAAGTTTACCAAGATGGACGATCTGGGGCGTCTCAATCCAGAAAGTGCGTTTTCCGCGTTCCAAAAAACAAGATTGACAGGTGTCACACGACAGAATACTTTTGCACACATGAACGACCTGTTTGTCACATACCTCAAGCCCGCAACGGACGAAGAAATTTTCACGCTGAACGGAACGCGCTGGCAGTTTTGCTGGTGCAAATACTCGAACGGACGCACCGACCTTGGAGTCTACTCCTTCGCTGGTGATGTCTGCTACGGCTACTCCGCGTGGCGTGGAATGCACAACCTCAACTGAAACCTCCGGCGCGGAGTCCGACCCTCCGCGCCACATCCCAACAACAACATGACAACAAGAGAAGCAATCGCCACCCATCTGGGATGGGATATGGCCGACATCGAATTCTACCAAGAATGCACTTGGTTGAAAAAAATAGTGGCAACAGAGGACGCTTGGTATTGCGCCACACGGACGGCAAAACCTCCGCGTGTCCTTTCGAGCCGTGGTGACATCCTCGACGGCTGGAAGCTGGCTGAATCCTTCGGCCCCATTCGCGTTTGGATGCGGCAGGAAAATAATTTTGACAAGGTGTCACATGAACTCACAAAGTAGCATCCTCTCACACATGCCAAACCAACGCGCAGCCCACATCAAGAGGACGACCATCACGGTGGACGATTCCCTTTACGCTTGGGCCATGCAACAAGCCCGCCGGACAGGGATCAACGATTTCTCCACATTTGTCCGGACGCTGATAGCAGCGGAGCGGTCAGAAGTTCTCTCGCAGGACAAAACCAAGTCAACCCAACGAAACCAAAAACCGAAGTAGTAGCACATGCGAACCACCATCACTATGCCTGCCGACCTGCTCAAGTTCCTCGACAAGGAGCGCGAGAAGTCCTGTCACTCGCGTTCCGCTTTCATCAGCTTCCTGCTGAAGAAGCATAAGGGTGTCACACGGCCTCATACACGCAAGCCGTCATTCAAGTCCCGATAATGAAAGACCTCCTCAAAGCGGCCAAGGCCGCGCCCGCTGCTAACCGCAGGCACAGGAACACGGATCGCTGGATGCCCAGCGTGAGCATCCTGCGCCGGAAGGGCTACAGCTATGCCCAAATCCATGAGTGGCTGCGGCAGCAGGGAGAGGATGTCCACCCGAAAGTCAGCACATTTACCGCAACGGTGTCCCGACGCTATCTGCGCTGGGCCAAAGCGGTGTCACACTAAATCACACAACAACGATGACTATCAAAATCACACTTCGACCAGACCAAGTTGCCGACATTCAGTTGGCACTCAAACAACGCATCTGCGGCTACTACACCCGCAGGCATGAATCCAGCGGCATTGCCCGCAAACTTTTGAGGGAGGCCATTGAGACTCTCCGGAAGGTCAACAATCACAAACTTTGGGAAACGACCTTCTGATGGAAACGGTCACCTTCGTCACCCTCCTTGTCCTCATCCCGACGCTGATCTACGCGGCCTTCCGCGTCGGCTGGCACTACGGACGCATCTCCGGCAAGGCCGATCACCGCTGGCATGTCTGGCACTACCAGCAAGAACTCAACCGCAGGACACGAATTTAGGGACGCACCCACAAAAACGAAACCCGCCGGAAGCGTCCCTCCGGCGGGCAATCACAGCAACAGAAAGACAGCAAACATGAAAACAACAGACAGTCAACTCGCAAAGCGCGAGACAAGGGTCGAGATCGCACTCGACAAAAACGGAGTTCAATTGCGCTCCTTCGACGAAATGGCCCGCTTCTGCGCGGCCATCGTGAACTCCGGCCTCGCGCCGAAAACATTCCAATCGCCGGAGGCCGTCATGGTGGCCGTCCAGCACGGCCTCGAAATCGGCCTCGCGCCGATGCAGGCACTCTATGCCATTGCCGTCATCAACGGCAGGCCGACCATCTGGGGAGACGCTGCCTTGGCCATTTGCAGCAGCCACCCATCGTTCCTCGACATCGAAGAGACGGTGGCAAACGGAGTGGCGACCTGCACGATCCGGCGCAGGGATCGCTCCGATGTGGTGCGAACCTTTGGCGAAAGTGATGCCAAACGCGCTGGCCTGTGGGGCAAGTCTGGGCCATGGACGCAGTATCCGGCCAGAATGCTCCAGATGCGGGCGCGGAGCTTTGCGCTGCGGGATGCCTTTCCCGACGCGCTCAAAGGCATCGGCATCCGCGAGGAGGTGCAGGATTACAGCATGCCCAAGCAGGCGCAGGGCAGGGTCGTGGCCACATCCGTGGTGCTGCCGGACGAGCAGCCGGAGGCCGTCGTCGCAACTCAACAGGAGGAACTGCTGTGAGCAATTTCAACGGAATCCTTTCACTCACCAAAGAGCAGTATCGTGGCAGCGAGGCCATCTCGAAGTCCGACCTCGACTACATCGCCCCACCAAGAACTCCAGCCCACTACAGGGCCAAGAAGTCCGGCCTCCTCGAAGACGAGCAGACTCCGGCCATGCGAATGGGATCGATGGTGCATCGTGCAGTCCTTGAGCCGGAGACACTCTCCGGCGCATGGGTCGTGAAGCCGCAAGGCATGAACTTCACCACCAAGGAGGGCAAGGAATGGAAGGCCGCGCAAACCCTGCCGATCATCGGGCAGGAGGAGGCCGACACGATCACCGGAATCGTCGATGCGGTGTGGAGCCATCCCATAGCCAAGCGCGTCCTCAAGGGTGCGAAGACAGAGGTCTGCCTGTTCGCGCAGGACGACCATGGGACGCTGCGGAAGGGTCGGCTCGACGCGCTTCCGGCGGCAGGAAACGCAATCCTCGACTTGAAGACCAGCGTGTCGGCAGACCCGCAGGAGTTCGAGAAGAGTTTGGCGAAATATCGTTACCATGTGCAGGCCGCGTATTACCTCGACCTGTGCAAACTGCTGGGCATTGACCGCACGGAGTTCCTCTTCATCGTCGTCGAGAAGGCCGCACCGTTCGCGGTGGGTGTCTATGCCATAGACCCGCAGGCCGTCGAACTGGGCCGTCGCGAATACCGTCGCGACCTCCAACTGGTGCGAACCTGCACGGAGGAAAACCGCTGGCCTGCCTTTGGTGACGAGATCACCACGGTGGGTCTTCCGGCATGGATGCAGAAGCAACTGGAGGCCATCCTATGACCGGAGTCCAGTTGAAGAACGAGGGGATGGCGCGGGTAGACCGCGCCATCGACTCCGAGTGGAAATTTTGCTGCGACCAGATCATCCGGTTGCTGGCCCGCAATGGGCAGGAATTCAGCAGCGAGGATGTGAGGGATTGGGTTGGAGAACCTTCGCATTACAACGCATGGGGAGTCCGATTCCGTGATGCCGTTCGCGCCGGAGTCATCCGCAAGACAGGCTACACCGCTGCCAAGCGTCCGGAGGCTCATGCTCGAATCATCGCCACATACAGGGGGGCCACGGCATGACTCGCGAGGAACTCGAAACCATCGAAGCCATGTCGGTCATGGGGGGACATTTCGTTCGCGGGCTGGCCTCCCTCTACACGGTGGCCAACACGGAAAACCGGAGGGTCATTCGCGAGACATGGCCGGACATCTGGGCAGAGTATTCTGCGCTGGCCAAGAAGGAGGTGGGTGATGAATGACTACGCACCCGCTTGGGCCAAGAATGTGAGGCCGGAGGAGTGGCGGGAACGCATCCTGCGCCTTCCCAAAAGGCTCCGTGGCTCTGTCGCGGCCATCGTCTGGTGGGATGTTTTTGGCAACCGTCCCTACAACCAACGATGGACGCATCTGGATGACCTTGTCGGCAACGCGGGCCACATCGGCCTGTGCAGCCTCCGGCGCGGCCTCGAAGCTGTCGGTTATCCGGCAGCCAAGGCAGCCGGACGGTGCAGGCCAACCGTGGAGGTGAGGAAATGATCCGCGCAGTCGTGCAAGGCTTGTCCACGGCCACCGCGCAGCAGAAGGGGGCCACGGTCATCAACGGCAAAATCCGGTTCTTCACCAAGGCCAAGGTGGCCAAAGCGCAGCGCGGCCTTGTCGCGCAGCTTTGCCAGCACAAGCCAGCCCAGCCGCTGGATTGTCCGGTCTTTGTGAAGATCGGCTTTGTCTTGCCGATCCCCATGTCCATGCGGAAAAAGCCGCTGGTGTGGCACAGCAAGCGGCCAGACCTCGACAACCTGCTCAAGGGTGTCCTCGACGCGCTGGAGCCTGCTGGCTGGGTCACAGACGACGCACGGATCGCCGGAATCCATGCCGTCAAAACTTACGGCCCCAATCCGCAGGTTTCCGTGGAGATGGAGGTGGTCAAATGAGGTGGCTCAACATCGAAATCTCGACGCTCCGGAGTCCGGCCTTTGTCGGCGCGGAGCCTGTCGAGCGGGCCACATGGTTGTCGCTGCTGGCCTACTGCGCCGATCAAGAAAACGGTGGTGTCATCCGACGCTGCCGTGAGTGGAAGGATCGCCAATGGCAGCAGACCTGCGGCATCACGCTGCTCGAAGCACAGCTTCAAGCGGAGCTTTGGACATGGTCGGGCGACGACCTGCGCGTCGAATTCTATCCGGAGGCCAAGGAAGCGGAGATTCGGGCCAAGCGTTTGGCCGGAGCCTCCGGCGGCAAAGCCTCTGGTGAAGCCCGAAGGGAAGCTGTGCTTCAAGCACAGCTTCAAGGTGACCTTGAACGGAAAGGAAAGGAAAGGAATGGAAAGGAATGGAAGGATAAAGGAAAGGAAGAGAAGCCGACCCTTTTTCCCGAAAACCTCGACACTCCGGAATTCCGTGCAGCTTGGGAAAGCTATGTCACCTACCGGAAGGCTTCCCGAATGAAAACCCTGCTTCCCACCTCCGTGGAAGCCCAACTCAAAAAGCTCTCCGAATTCGGCCACGCTGCCGCAGTCGAGAGCATCACCCAAACAATCAGCAACGGCTGGCAGGGCTTATTCCTGCCGAAACAAAACAATGACAAGCACAGCAACACTTCTGCCAAGCGTGATCGCGAATTTGACGGCAACCGAAAATTCAAGGTCAGAACTATCTGACGACGAAATCCGGCAAAACCTCGAACGCTACGAGGCGCAAGAAAAGCGCAAGCGCGTCCAAGATGCCTTGCACGGAGCCGGACTGCCGACTCGACACATGCGGCAGGCCACCTTTGCCGGAGACGGCTGGAATGCCGTCTTCGAGCGGCTCAAGCTCCGGCTGGGGACAGGATTCATCATCGCGCTTCTTGGTGGACGCGGAGTCGGCAAAACCCAGATGGCCGTCGCGGCCTGCGTCCAGCAGGCCGAACGCGAGAAGGGATTCAAATACTGCACGGCAATGGATGTGTTCCTTGATGTGAAGGACAGCTACCGGAAAGGTGGCTCCGAAAGGGACGCGCTCAAGGGCTACATCAAACCCGCGTTGCTAATCATCGATGAGGTGCAGGAGCGAGGCGAGACACCATGGGAGGATCGCATGCTCACCTACATCCTCGACAAGCGGTATGCCAACGAGAAGGACACGCTCCTCATCAGCAACCAGACCAAGGATGCCTTCCTCGAAGCTGTTGGCCCCAGCGTGGCCAGCCGGATCGTCGAGGCCGGAGGCATTGCCGTCTTCGATTGGCCATCGTTCCGCGAGAAGGAGGGCAGGCCATGAACAGGCTCCTGCTCTTCTTCATTTCTTGGGTCATTGTGGTGAGCGCATGGGTCACCGTCATGCGCTTCACCCAAGAACCGGACAGGTTCAGCATCTGCCCGCTTTGTGGAAAATGAACTCCCTCGAACATTACATCGAAAATTGCCTGCACGACGACGAGACTGCCGTGATGAACATCCTGCAAGAGCATGGAGTCGTCAGCGACAACTGCGTCCATGCGTCCGAGGTTTCCGACTCCGGCAAGGCCGTGGCGTGGATCGAACGGAACCCGCAGCATTTTCGGCAGGGTTTAGTCAAAAGGAAACCAACCAGATGACAGCATTAGAACTAATCCTCGACAACCTATCCACCATCGCGGAATCGAAGAAAATCTACGACGAAGCGTTTTCTGAACTGGACGACAGGACGCGCAGCATCTTGACCATGCGCTTCGGCCTCGACGGCAAAAAATCCCGAACGCTGGATCAATGCGGTAACAAACACTTCATCTCGCGGGAAAGAATTCGGCAAATCGAATCAAAAGGACTCCAGCAACTCCGAGCCAAGATAAAATTCAAAGCCAGAATGAAAACTTTATGAGCAAAGAATACGACAATACAAACACAGGCCGTCTTTTCAAAAACGAGAAGATGCGTCCGGACAAGAAAGACCCAGAATACAAAGGCGACTGCGACATCGAAGGTGTCCAATACTGGATCGCCGCATGGGTCAACGAAACCAAAGAAGGGAAAAAATACTTCCGCTTCCGCTTCAAACCCAAATCGGAATCCGGATCGGCTCCGGCTCCGCAGCGGCCTGTCGGCAGGCAGGTCGATGAAAACGGAGAAGACATTGCCTTTTGATGGTTCGTCCGGTCTACGAAACTGAAGCCGACCTGCAAAACGAACGCAGGCTCATCGCTGCCGTGGCCGACTGCTGGAAATGCCAACCTCGAAAGACTCCGAAATTCTACAAGGTGGACTACGGTCTTTACCGCAACGATGAACTCTTTGCGTGGGCCGAAATCCGGAACCGGAACATCGACATCGATACCTATCCGACCTTCCACCTTTCCGTGATGAAGGCCATCACCCTCTACGAGGTCGGCTACCGCACCGACAAGCCGTCCTTCATCGTCGTCGGCCTGCGCGACAGGGTGGTCTTCCACCAGATGAGGCTGGCTGCGTCCTACAGGATCACCGCAGGAGGCCGGACAGACCGGAACGATCCGGACGATGAGGAGCCTGTGGTCAACATCCCTTGGGAGCAATTCAAGGTTGCGTCCTTCAACTGGTAGGGTTTAGTCAAAAAACATGCCGGAACCAAAACCAAGGGGAGACAAAACAGGGCAGGCTGAACTTGAGCAGCGAATTGCTACGGTGGTCGATTGGCTCATTGCGGGCCAAAGCTACACCAAGGTCGTTGCGGTTTGTTGCGGTGAGTGGAAGGTCTGCCGCAGGACTGCGGAGAACTACATTGCCGACGCAAACCAGCGGATCAAAGAGACATTCCAGAAAGACCTCGAAGTCGAGACGGCCAAGGCCAAGGAGAGGCTGGAGAATGTCTACTGCCTTGCCACCCAATCCGGCGAATACGCAGCGGCCACCGGAGCGCAGCGGGAACTGATCAAGCTGCTGGGGCTGGCCGCGCCGGAGAAGGTGCAACACGATGTCACCGACAAGGTGGCCGAATTCCTCAAGGAAATCCGCGCAGTTCCCGATGAAATTGCGTGACCCGCTTTGGAGGCTCAACAACCTCTACTCCATCAAGAATGCCGCTGATGGCCGACTGATTCCTTTCCGGCCAAGGCCGGAGCAGCAGCGAGTCTACGACATGCTGCTCAAAGAAAATGTCCGCAGGCTCATCATCTTGAAAGCTCGAAGGCTGGGCATGTCCACCGCGCTGGACATCCTGCTCACCGACCAGATGCTTTGGAACGCGGGAACCCAATGCTCCATCGTGGATCAGACCGCAGCGGACGCGGAGCGCAAACTGGCGACGATTGCCAAGGTGGCCGTGGAGAACCTGCCGGAGGCCGTTCGCGCTCCCATGCAGACGCTGCGTGATTCCGGCAGCATCTTCGAGATCAGCATTGCCGGAGACGCTCCCAG